CCTGCTTCGCAAGAGCTGCTGTTCCAAGCGCCAGATTTACCACAAAATCGTTAGCATACAATGTAACGATTGCCGCAGTCTCCAGCTTATCGGCCAGCAATGCACCGGCATGGGCAACGACAGCTGCTGTGTTCGCCGCAAAGCCAGCCGCCAATCCAGAAAGTATACTCACGGCACTGCCAGCATTAATGATAAATTCGCCAAGCTTTATAACTTCCCAGGCAGCAAAAAATGAAGTGACCGATCCTACAGCTATATCAAAGTTTTCCTGCGATTTTGTAAGCCAATCAACAACAGCCGATAATGCAGTCGTAAACGCATCAAATACGGGCTTCGCAACCGTATCATAAGCCGTATTAAGACCGTCCCACAGACCATCTACCAGTTTTTTCAGCTTATCAAACCATGGCTGCAGTTCATCCAGCAATCCCTGGACACGCTGCTTAATCTGATCGGCATTATCCGTAATCGGCTTCGTAATCAGTTGCAGGATATCCCTCGCAAACTTTCCGCCAAGCTCCGTAACTCCCTGGAACGAAGAACTGAAAATACCAATGATATCCGCCGTAATCTGCTTTGCAGAATCACTCCGGAACACAGAAAAAATATCTGCCACCGCAGAAGAAAAATCTCCCGCAATCCGCGAGATCTCACCGCCAATGTTAAACATGGAAATGAGATAATCTTTAATTCGCCCCGCATTCTGCTGCAGATAAAGATCAATGCCGCCAAGCAGATTATCAGCAATAGTCAGGCCAATAGATGCAACCGAGCCAGATACACGCCCCAGGTTATACGCAAATGTATTCGCAAACTCTTCGGCTGCTTTTTGTATGTCAGAATCAGTTACGATATCTATAAGACTGATTCTGATCCCGTCAATGTGCTTCTGGATATCATCAAATACTGCCGTATCCCCCAGGCCATCCCAGAATCCTTTTACGAGAGAAGATTTCAGCTCGTTGAGCTTATCGATAATCCCCTGCAAGCGCCCATCTACTTCTTCGGTTCCGTCCTGGAGTGAGCCCATGTCAAAATCATCAGCTTCATATCCACCACCGGATGCTCCTCCACCAGATCCGCTGCTTCCGGAACTGTCCGCAGGATTGATAATATTCAACTCATCAATTCCTGTGGACACGCCTTTCATGTCCTTGGCTGCTTTCTTGGCGGCCCCGCCGGCACCGCTCGCTGCTGATCCGGCTTTATCGGCAGCCTTTGCTACCGCTTCCATTCCGGCTGCCGCAGCTGATGCTCCTCCGCCATCACCTTTCCTTCCGGTGATCAGCTCCGTGAAAGCGCGAAACGCATTGGCCAAGCTCATCAGCTTCCCGATAATCGTATTGATCACATGGATAACCGGAGACAGCACATTGATAAGCCCCTGGCCGATCGTGGCCTTTAAGCTCTCAAACTGCAGCTGCAGAATGCGTACCTGGTTCGCCCAGCCATCCGATGTCCGTGAAAAGTCTCCAGCTGCCGTTGTCAGCTGATCCTGCACGAACTTATACCGCAGGGCAACTTTTTCTGCCTCTGACATCTTTGCTGTGGTCTTGCCGAAGCCATTTGCCAAAGCATAGCTATCAAGAGCCGTCTGTGTCATGACAATGCCCAGGTCTTTCAGGCTCTCTGTCTCGCCCGTAAACACAGATTTTAACTTCGTGTATGCCTCATCCTGGTTGATGTTGTAAAACGATGCCACATCACCTGCCAGACCGGTCAGGGTCGTGGACATGTCATAAGCTGCCTTTTCT